GATGTTGGTAAGCTTTCTGTAGTGGAAGAACCCGGCAAGAAACGAATTGTAGCAATGGTGGACATCTGGACGCAATGGTTATTATATCCTTTGCATCGGTTCATCTTTGACAAAGTCTTGCGGAAAATTCCTCAAGACGGAACGTTCGATCAGGCAAAACCCGTAAGGGAACTGCTTGAACGTGCATCAAAGGCGGGCCGAAAACACTTTTGGTCTTACGACCTTAGTGCGGCAACGGATAGACTTCCTATTGCGTTACAGGTGCTTGTCCTCGGAGTCTTCACCCTCGAGTCGTTTGCCAACACTTGGCGAGCCGTACTAACTGACCGTGCTTACCGGACTCCAAAAGAGTTCGGTACCACTTTTGGCAAAGGTTCAACCTATGTCAAATACAGCGTAGGGCAGCCAATGGGGGCTTACTCCTCTTGGGGAATGCTGGCGTGGACCCATCATGCTCTAGTCCAATTCGCCGCCTGGCGAGTGGGACATAGATCTTGGTTCACATGGTATGCGGTGCTTGGAGATGACATTGTGATCTGTGATCACGATGTAGCATCTGAGTATGTACATCTGATGTCTGAGTTTGGAGTGGGGATCGGCTTTCACAAGTCGATCATCTCTTCGAACTCTTCATTGGAGTTCGCCAAACGGTTTTACTACAAGGGCGAGGAGGTATCTCCTCTTTCGCTTGCGGGTATCTCCGTTGGGTGGTTAGGACCAGGGTTCGTACCCGAAGTCCTGGCTGCTTGCGAAGCAAGACTTGGTATAGAGATTTCTCTGTATCAGGTGGCGCGGTACATAGGTGTCGGATTCAAGGCTGCTTCGGCGGCATCCGCAAGGGTGCTGACGGGGCTTCCACGGATCCTTACATCCTCGCTATTACTTCTCCTTAGACCCGGCGCTCCGAGAGGAGCGGCCTCACTCTTAGACTGGTATTTAGCCGTCACCATGACGGGTAAGACCAGAGCTAAGGTGCGGGTGAGTGATGAAGAGAAAATCTTCACACTCATTTGGTCTGAGGTGGTGGATTCTGTCTTGGGGCCCGCACTCAAAAGAGTTCGAAGTGTGGTCGATAACCTTTTTATCCCTAATACGGGTAAGAAGAGTCTTCCACGCCAAGAACACCCTATGGGTGACGGGTTCACGGGCGAATACACGCAGTGGTTTAAAAGTGTCGTGAGACCTCGATTTATTTCGAAGTTCACTTCAGCGATAGACCAAGCAGGTGAAATACTACGTGAGGCCAAGAAAGTATGGGACCGAGAGCGAGATCTTGCGAAATCGCTTCGTCTCATCGAGTCTTGCTTATCAATCCTAGCGCTAGTGCCGACACGGATTAACCTTGTTCGACGTGAAACAGAAGAGACTGAAATCTCTAATGCTAATGTCTTACAGGTGTTAATACCGCGATCGGTAAAACGCTGGAGAAAGGTAGCCAAGTTCGTGGAGCGTAAAGCTCCAGCTAAGATCATACGACGGAAACGTTCATCGAAACAGGCCTTTGAGGCCATGTCGGTGAAACGCCTGTCGCGATTTTAGTATGAGATTCGGTTCCACTAATAAGTCCAACCACACTCTATCCTTGGAAAAGATAGTTTTAGGGATGTCTACCGTAACCCTACGGATCGATGTTCGAAACGTCGATGCCATAGGAACAAATAGATAACGCGTCTTAAGCGACACGTGGTCCGGGAAACCGGTATCTTCGGAT